TCGGTCTTCAGATTGAGAGTGATCTGAGGGTAGGAAGGAAAGATCGTTCATAATAACGGCTTCCGCTGCGGTGAGAGTGATTCCCACACCAGCAGCTTTTATGTTACCAACGAAGACTTTTATTTGTTCGTCTTCTTGGAACTTGTCGATTGAATTTTGTCTTTGAGTTTTTGACATCGATCCGTCAAGTCTCACAGCCACTTTACCAAAGTGATTAACAATGGTCTCCAAAGATTTTGTAAAATTACAAAAAATAATAACCTTTTTTCCTTGTTCAATAATATTTTCTGCAAGTTCTATGGTGTGTTGCGTTTTTTCTTCTGCAATAACTTGTCTAATTTGTGTCAACTTTGTAAACTGAATAGAAAGGTTTTTACTTTCGTCGGGGTGTTTGTCATACCAATTATAGTAGTCACCCATAAGTTCTTCGTAAACTTTAGAACGTAGTCTAAGATAAACCGGTGTGATAATCTTTTCAGGTAAATCAAGAACATCTTCTTTCAATCTTCTAAGAACTGTTGTTGCTGTACGATCACGAAGTTCTTCTAAGTTGGATGCTCCCATTACATTCCACACTTTTCTTGGTCCAACCTTAAACTGATAACCTGAACAATAACGAACCACATATGCCATCCAATTTTTAGCGACAGGTGAGTCAACCAACGACAATAGATTAAAGTAGTTAATAGGACGTGATGTCATTGGAGTACCTGTTAACAACCAAAGCCTATTGATATCTCTTATCATATCGTTAATTAACTTTGTTCTTTGTGCCTGAACATTTTGAATGTAGTGTGCCTCATCAATAATAACCAAGTCAAACTTAGATTTTAAAATTGTAGAGTTTTTTCTTTCTTTTGAATCGTGGAAGTTTTTGATAATGTCATAGTTCATAATAACAATATCAGAGTCTTCAGAGTAGTTTTTACCCTCACACACATAACTCGTTTTATCACTATAGAGTTGGTATTCTCTCTGCCAGTTAATCTTTAAAGACGCTGGACAAATAACTAATATTTTTTTTGCCCCCGCTTCCAAAGATGCGATGATTGTTGATGTAGTTTTACCCAATCCCATATCATCTGCCAAAATATATTTTTTATTTTTTAAGAGAGTTTCGATGGCGATCTTTTGGTGATCCAAAGGCGGACGATGAGAATACTTGGTGTAGTCCACATCTTTGATTTCTACTTTGTTGTCTTTAATAATGGCAACCTTCGGAACCCAAATATCCGTTAAAGGATCATTTTCAAAGAATCTTCCCCAAATATGATAAGACTTATCTTTTTCCGCCAAAAGTTTTTCAATCCACATCCTCTCAGGGATTTGAATAAGAAACTTATCATTAGCTAACTTGTTTGAAAAATATGAATCCAATACCACCCACTTCTTAGCAACCTTAGGTTGTTTGTCGTAATTGTTGATGACATAGTCCGATTGTGCCCTTGTCGGATAAAACTTCTTATTGACCTGTAATTTTAACTTAAGATTTAAGATATAGTTATTCGCCCCTTGATAGTTTTCAAGAAGAGATATGGCTTTGGATTCTATGGTTATAATACCACTCATTCAAGTTAATTTAAGGGAAAATATCTAAAAATCAAAATGTTCGCCATTTTACCTTTTAAATATAATTATACTTATAGGAATATCAACTATGGAGAAACTAGTTCCAATCACACGTTTAGGTAAATTTTTCGGAGGGGAAGATTATACCTTGGATGTAAATATGGGTCAGGAATGGCTTGAGGGTGATATGAACTTCACCGTTATACTTTATAGAATAGATAGATATAAAACCCTACAGGATGACGTGTATGGTGAAGTTCCTGAAGGGGGTATTCAATTTCTCCCACCTATTGAACTTAAAGGGTATGTTCAAATACTCGCACCAAACAACCAACGTTTGGGTACAAGCCGTATTAGACAAGATGAACCAGGTAATATGAGATTCGCTATCTACCAATCTTACTTAGATAATCTAAATGTCGATATCAACTTTGGTGATTATTTAGGATACTTCGAAACTGAAAGTAAGGTTAGATATTATTCGGTCTCAGACGATGGTAAAGTTGTTTCCGATAATAAACACACATATGGGGGGTACAAGCCATTTTATCGTTCGATTTTGGCGACACCTGTAAGTAAAAATGAATTTTCAGGTACCTAATGGCTTTTCCAAAACAAATTAAACCAAATATTAATCTTGTCCCATCGAAAACTCTTTCGGCTCGGAGAGAAGAACTTTTGGAGTTTATTAATAAAGACGGAACTTATCTTCCTAAAAGTGTTTTACATGCTGATTTAGACTTAGGTATGCTCGAGTTTGTAAAAAATGAGCTCAAGACTACTGTATCGGGAAAGGACATTAATGTGATTGATAAAATCATAACAAACCAAAGATGGGCACAGTTTACCGAAACTTGGAATTTTAAAGACCCTGACTTTAATGTTGACTTACCGTTTATCACTGTGGTTCGAAGTCCTGAGGTAAAGTATGGAACAAACCCATCAACTCAATATACTATTCCTGTTAGAAAACAGTTCTATTATGCGACTGTACCAACATGGAATGGTAATCAAAAAGGTTATGATGTTTATACCATACCCCAACCAGTTCCTGTTGATATCAACTTCTCAGTTAAAATACTGTGTAACAGAATGAGAGAGTTAAACACATTCAATAAAAATGTTCTTCAAACTTTTTCTTCTCGTCAAGCATACACCTTTATCAAAGGTCAGTATGTACCCATCATTATGAATAACTTAACTGATGAATCGGTTATTGATCTTGATAGAAGAAATTATTACATGCAAAGTTATGATTTTACAATGTTGGGTTATTTGATTGACGAAGAAGAATTTCAAGTAAAACCCGCAGTTGCACGTGTTTTGGAACTTTATGAGGTTGATGTTAATGTCAGACAAGGTAGACGAAATAATGTATTTCCCCCTAACCCTGATGGGTTTGAGTATAGATTATATTTTTCACCATCTAATGATACTCTCATTGACGATGCCGTTGAATACACAGTAAATCTGACATTAATATCATCACAGAATGTTGATTCTTGGGATGTGTCAATTAACGGGGATTATTATGGATCAGATTTAGATAAAATTCAACTCAATACCAACGATGTGTTGGAGGTGACTGTTACTAAGACAAATGCCGGTGAAGAATCTATTCTCCTTTATGAAGCTAAACTCGTTTAATCTTCACCATATATATCCTTACTTTCTTTCTTTTTGAACGCATCAGTTTTACTTGTTTGTGTTTCTGAACAAGTATTAATAATTAGATTTTCTAAAAACCTATATATCTTAACTCCTTTCTTTTCACAATAAGTTTTTAAAACTTCATGAGCTTCTATAGAAATCTTTAGATTTTTGACTTGGCGGGATGTCTGAGACATATAGATAAAAAAGGCAGAAAATAAGGCGCCTATATATCAATACTTATTTAGAAGTAAAGTTTTTTGTGCGATAATCAAATATTTATCAATAAAAATAAATCTGAATAAGAAAAAACTAAACTATGTTCTTTCAAGTAACAAATCAAGTCAACCAAAAGGTATTCGTATCACCAGGTGTATATACTTCTGAAACTGACCTTTCTTTTGTAGCACAAAGTGTCGGAGTAACCACCTTAGGAATGGTTGGCGAAACTCTTAAAGGTCCGGCTTTCGAACCTATTTTTATAACAAACTTTGAGGAGTTCCAAACGTATTTCGGTGGAACTGTACCAGAAAAATTTATTGGTACTCAAATCCCAAAATACGAAGCTGCCTATATCGCTAAAGCATATCTACAGCAATCTAATCAACTTTTTGTAACAAGAATACTTGGTTTAAGTGGTTATGACGCTGGTCCATCATGGTCTATCCGTGTAACAGCTAACCCTGATTGTGAGACGATTGATATTGACACCAATATTTCAACAATTTCTTATAGTGTTGATTTTTCAGGTAGTTCTACGGGTGGTACCACTTCATTTGCGTTTACTTCATCAGCACCTACACTTTTGGAGATAAATTCCGGTACTACTTATACATTAAATGATGGTTCTACTTCGACCATTGCTGCTGACTTATATACCTTTGCAAGAAGTGTATCAGGAAATACCTCAATATCGGGTAACACTTCTTTAGTTTATGGTTCAATACCTAATTCAAACTACGTAACTTTATTAGGTCTATACCCTAACTTGGACAACGTTTATGGTGTTGATGACTTGGACTTGGAAAATAACGAGTTGTGTGATGGAATTAATGATCCTTGGACTTATGCGAATTTCGATTTTACAGGTTCATCAAGTGTTTATTCGGGTTACTCAATGAATGCCCAAATCACGAATTACTTCACAGGTGCGTCAAATACTTTTGCTGGCACTTTGTCAGGTGAAATTTTTATTTACAGCGCATCACCGTATACTCAATACAACAATTTAGTTGTAGCAACAATGAGATCAAGAGGTATCTCTGAATATTCTGCATTACAACATGGTCCTCAATATCAAGTGACCGGTCTTACAGATGTTGAAATGATCTGTACAGGTCCTTACTCTGCGGTTAACTCCAATCCTTACGCGACTTTCCAAATTTCAGGTGTAACATATCTTGGTCAAGATTTTAGTTTCGATGTTTCGTTGGCTGGTGGTGATTCAAACTATATAACCAAAGTGTTGGGTATTTCTAATTTTGGTAAGTCAAGATTTGAAGTTCCTTTGTTTGTGGAGGAAGTCTTTCCAGGTCTTTTGAACTTCGGTTACAATAGGAGTTATATTAGGGGTTTGAATTGTGACTTGGTTTCATTACCTGAGGCACGAGATAAAACTTCTACAACTTCAATTGCTTGGTATCTTGAACAATATCAAACACCGATTACACCATTTGTTGTTTCTGAACTTAGAGGTAACAAAGTATTTGATCTATTTAGGTTCAGAACTATTTCTGATGGAAACACAGCTAACACCGAGGTAAAAATCTCTATTGCTAATATTTCCTTTGGTAATCAAACTTTTGACGTACTAGTTCGAGATTTCTTTGACAGTGACGCAAATCCTGTTGTGTATGAAAAATACACTAACTGTACACTCAATCCGGGTTCTAACAGTTTTGTTGGTAAAAAGATTGGATCGTTTGATGGTGAATACCCATTGGTCTCAACTTTTGTAATGGTTGAAATGTCTGATGAGGCACCTATTGATGCGTTACCTTGTGGTTTCCGTGGATTGGAGAACAGAATATATGGTAGTGTTTCTAACCCTTCTCCTTTTGCTATTATTAAAAATGAATACTTTTTCCCTGGTCAAGTTATCTTAGATCCACCATTTGGTTCACCTTTTGGTGCTAACAGTGTAACATCAAATGGTGATGTTGTTAGAAGAACTTACTTGGGGATTTCATCTCAGTTTGGTATCGATTCAGATTTATTACAATATAAGGGTAAACAAAATCCTGTACTTAATTGGAATACGGCTACCACATCAGAACCTTGGAACTATTTGACTCAAGGTTTCCATATGGACTCTGGTGCAACCGTTATTGCTATCGGTAACACACAAGCGACTAGTGGTACACCAGCGTTTATTTGTGGTGTTGCAGACTTCAACGCAGAACCAACAAGTCAAGTTAATCCCTATTACTTCCTTTACTCACGTAAGTTTTCATTTGTATTCCAAGGAGGTTTTGATGGATGGGACGCTTACAGAACATTTAGAACCAACCAAGACAGATTTGCGTTAGGAGCTACGGGATATCTACAAGGTTCCACGGCAACTCAAAGATACCCAACGGCATCGGGTGATGGTACTTTCAAACGTATTGTTGTCGGTAATAATACACAGGATTTTGCTAATACTGATTATTACGCATACTTGTTAGGTATTCTTTCATTCAATAATCCCGAATCAACAAACATAAATGTTTTTGCTACTGGTGGTATTGATTACGTTAATAACAGTAACTTAGTTGAGTTAGCTATCGGTATGGTTGAAAATGAAAGAGCAGACTCTGTTTATATTGTGACAACACCTGATTACAACATGTATACTTCGGATGCTGGCAGTCAGTTTGAGATTATTTATCCTCAAGAGGCGGTTGATAATCTAGATCAAACAGGAATCGATTCTTCATATACTGCAAGTTACTATCCTTGGATTTTAGAAAGAGATACGGTAAACAACACTCAGATTTATATTCCAGCAACAGGACAAGTTTGTCGGAACCTTGCATTAACTGATAACATTTCCTTTCCTTGGTTCGCTTCTGCGGGTTACACAAGAGGTCTTGTAAATTCGGTTAAAGCTAGACAAAAACTGACACAAGAAGATCGGGACACTCTCTATCAGGGCAGACTAAACCCGATAGCAACATTCTCTGATGTTGGTACTGTCATTTGGGGTAACAAGACACTTCAAGTAAGAGAAACAGCTCTTAATCGTCTTAATGTTAGAAGACTTCTACTACAGGCTAGAAAACTTATTTCGGCAGTCGCGGTAAGGTTATTGTTCGAACAAAATGATGAGATTGTAAGACAACAATTCTTGGATTCAGTTAACCCAATATTAGACGCGATCAGAAGAGATAGAGGTCTATACGATTTCCGTGTGACAGTTGCTTCAACACCTGAAGATTTAGATAGGAATACTTTGACAGGTAAGATCTATTTAAAACCAACGAAAGCACTTGAATTCATTGATATTGAGTTCTTGATTACTCCTACTGGGG